TATTTAATATATTTAATTCATTTTCTAATGAAGGTGGAATAATACAAAAAGTTATTAAAATATCTAATTGATTTAAAATTTGTACTACCTTATTAATAGTAGAAATAGCAATTGCTATTGGAACAGGAACTCCATTCAATGCTCCTTTACTTTTTTCTATAAGAGGAACTAATTTATCATCTATCATTTCTAAATCACTCAATAAAGCAGGAACAGCCCCAGGAATAACAGGAACAAATTTAGCTGCTACTGATGTAGCTAATTGCAAAATAGTAGTTGCCTGAGCTAGAATATCTGAGACGTTTATGGCAGTTTGTAAAGCTCCTACTGTAGTATTTATAGCTTGTAAACTATTCCCCAGTGTATTTAGTAATCCTACTATATTATTTCTTGATTCAATTAATCTTCTTAATTCATCTGGAGCTGGACAGAATTGTTTTCTTAAAGCATTCAACTGTTCAGGGGAAGTTGCTTGGGGTATTGCTTGCTGAAGTTGGGCTACAGAATACTTTTCTAATAATTGTTGCAGTTTAGGTACAATTATTTTAAATATTTTAGATTTAATTAAATCTAGTATACGTTTTCCTATAGCTTGTTTTCCTTTAAGTTTTAAGTCATCTGGAGTGTTGTTTTCTATAATAGAAAAATCAACTTTTTGTGATTTAATGATTTCTTGGGCTAATTTTCTTTGGGCTGTTTCTCTCTGCCTTTGAGTTTCTATTTGTGTTTTAGTAAGTTTAGCCATTTTAGGTAATTTTTACAGTTTTAGATTTTAAATTATCTAGTTGACCAAGTAAATTAGAAATAGTATTATTAGCAGCAGCAGCTGAAGCATTAGTTGGAGCTAGGGGTGATCCTACAGGAACCCCAACTTGGGTTGAAAGTGAATTAGTAAGATTTCTTAATTCTTCTAAAAGATCTTTTAATAATTCAACAGTAGAATCTCCTAATAAAATAGATTCGTCTGCCTTTTTATCTCCTAAAAAAATACCACCTCCATTAGAAATTGGGTCGGTTTGCAAAATAATAGGCTGAGTGGTATCAAAATTTATAGAACCAATAGCATTTAGATTAATAGATTTTTTAGAAGATAATAATAAATGATCATTTGTAGTGTTAAATAATAGCCTACCCTAGTTTAGAATTATTTGCTTTCCAGCATAGTCTTTAGGATTTTGGGGTGGATTTGATTTGTAGCTAAAATAATTATCATTAGTACTAGAAACATTTACTGGGATTTTTTGGGTAGAAGTTAAATATATAGAAGAATCATCATTATTAATTAACTCTGTTACAGGCAACCACCCTTTGCCTAAGTCTTCTCCTAAAGCCCCAGGATCTTGGCCCTGCCCATTTCTTAAAATAATTATAGGATCCCCATCTCCACCTACAGAAGACCATTCATTTGGTTCTAAATACTTTCCACGCCCAACATAAATTTGTCCTTTAACTGTTGATCCAAAACGAATACTATTTCCCCATCTTCCTTCTGTAATTCTATCTCCTTCAAAGGGTAAAAGAGGATGAATATCTGATTTTTCTTTAAATGTTTCTCCTAAAAAGATTTCTGTAGATTGGTCTGTAACTCTTCTAACACTTCCGGCCTGTGTTTGTTCATAGTCTTTTTGTTGAGAAGGCGGTAAAGTATTTGAATTTTCTGGGAAGGCATTATGGTGAGGGTGGTTCCAAATCCCTATTGTGTTAATATAATATTGAAAAGTAGCAGTAGTAGTATTCCCTATATTCGTATTAGGTAAAGATAATATATATACTATTTCATTAATTAAAGGAAAATTTTTAAAAGAAGAATCAAGAGGGCGGGCGACAGGATAAAGTTGCTGCTCAGATGTAGGATTTTGAACATCATCGTATTCTATCATTCCTAAAGAGTTCCATCCTCCTAATTCTTCAAATCGAGGGTGTAGATCATTTAAAACAATACTTTTTATCCTTCCTAGTGTTATTAGGGTCTGTAAACCCATTCCTGTAAATAACCCAAAAAGATTGTTTTTAGAACTATTTAAATTAGAATTAATAGAACCAAATCCTTTAACTGTTCCCCTTTTAGCCATTATTTTCTCCTTTTATACCATTAATAGTAGCTAATAGTTGTTCTTTTTCTTCGTCTGAAATGGTTAATGATCCATCTTCACTTTGAGATGCTAATGCCCTTTGTACTAAAGCTGCAAGTTTTACCAGAATATCATCATTTTTAACACTGATTTCTAGGTATTCTTTAATTAGTGGTACTATTAAAGTAGCATCCCCAATCTCATTGATTAATGGTTTAAGTTCTCCAATAAGAGTAGATATCTGTTTGTCTTTTTTCTTTTGATTAGAATGAATTTCTTCTAACAAATCAGAAAATTTTACGTTTTTAAAAACGACTGAGTCTAATTGTCCCATATTTTTATCATAAATATAGGGCTATTGGAAATTTATATAGCCATTTTCTTTGTAAAAAAGATAATTGTGTTTGAATATTTCGTAAAGTTTATTAGATACTTTGGTTATTTTGGGAGTTTTAGCATCTATTATCTCACGAACATATATGTATAGCGCTTTTTTATTAAAGATAGTTAAATGTTCTCTTTTACGAAATAATTCTAAAACAGCATCTGCTATTCTAGCATCTCCTTCTTTAGGAAAAATCTTATATATATTTTGAGTGCAATATTCTATATATTCATCCATAAACACAGATAAATTAGATGATGAAAGGTCTAATTCATATGAATGTTTGGAGTCATCATTTATTTCTTCTACGGGTGCGGTTTCTATTCTTTTTTTATAATTCTTTTGATTATCTAATATTAAATATCTTTTTGCTATAGTGCCAAAGTAAGAATACGCTTTTGCTCCTTTAGAAGGATCGAATAAATGTATTTTAGACAAGAGAAATATTATTACCTCATGTTGCAGATCCTCAATATTTTCAACCTCAGTATAATAAAACTTAAATGTATGTACAATATTTTCAGTTAACTTAAAAAAAGCAGGATGAATTTCATATTCATATATTTTACTCTTAATTGAAAAATCCACCTCATTATTATACCGCACAATGGCATCTTCTGTTTTTTGAGTAAAATATACAGCCATTATAGGTTTTTTATGTTAAATGAATTAAGAATAGATTGAATACTTTTAACATTTTCAAAGAAAAAACCAATTTCATCATCTGCTTTAAAAGAACCTCGATAATCTATTTCTTGTAATTTTTTATCTGATTCATCTATAATTTTAGAAATTTTATTTAGATAAACCATGTATCCGGTGAGGATATCTTCTTGTTTTTCGTTTTTACGTAAAAGGTTAAAGGTCGTGTATCCAAGGACCACGACCATTAACGCTAAAACTATTGTTAATACTATCATATATTGTCTAATAAGTTTTTTAATGCTTCACTTTTTATAGTACTTAATGCTTTTTGCTGTTTATTTAAATTTGGTTTAGCATTAGTATCTAGGGTAAAACTCTTTTTTGGGGTCTCCACGGAATTTTTAAATTTTGGCAACCACTCTCTTTCAAACTCGATTCTTGCAGCCATTAAATCTGCTTGGTGTAAAACAAATGGAAGACAAGTACGTGGTTTTTGTTCAGGCATATAAGTCATAAGATATTTCTTATTACCATCATCATATAATCCATCATGGGTTTGAATAGCTACCATCTCATTAAATGAATATTGAACACCATGAGATTGAAGTAAATATAAACCGCGATCAGGGACTGAAGCGAATGCTACTTTAGTATTAAACATATAATCTTCGCCTAATTTGTCTCTGCGCCATTGATCTGTTTGTGGGATATAGGATTCGTTGTTTTCATCGCCCATTTTACCTAAATCGTGGTTAATAGCAGAAAATACAAGTTCTTCAATAGTATATGTATTTAAATCTGCACCCATTTCACCCCATAAATTGTTAAGTTTAAGGGCACAATCTACAACGCGGTTAACATGCTCAATATAGCCTCCAGGGAATGCGTTGTGGTATTCTTTTTTGTGGGCAGCAGGCATTAGAATTAAACGATCTTTATATTGTTCGTAAAATTCTAATAGTTTTTCTTTACGAGGGGATGATATCCAAGTATTGATATGTTGGATAAAGTAATCCCAATTTTCTTGGATTTGTTCTACAGTAAGTTTCATAACTATTAAAATGGATTTATTTCATTTGGGCCTAATGGTTCTTGTTGTACAAAAGATTTAGCATCTTGCAAAACTTCTTGTGTATCCCTAAGAAAAGTTTCAAACTCGTCTCTAGAACCAGCACGTTGAAGTATTAAAAACAGTTTAGCAATATTGCCTTCTGCTTTTTCTAATCTTCGCATTATAATTTCTCTGTTTTTCATAATAAAATTGTTTATACATATAATGTATATAAAACTAATAGTAAAGCCAAGTTTACTTTGTATTTTCTAAAAATATATTTTTAATTTTAAGAATATGTGC